CGGCCGCCAAAATGTGCAGTTTTCATCTCTGCATATCTATTACGAAATGCGTAATACGAAGTAAAATCAAGTAAAAATGGATCTAAAAAATAACATTGAGTAAATAAATCAAGAGGTGACTTAGTAACTGGAGATCCTGTTAATATTCTTCTATATTTACATTGTATTGACAATTTTAATATATTTTTAGTTCTTTTTGCAGAAGGATTTTTTATAGATGTAGACTCATCTATAGCTATTAATGTTTCATGGCAGCTTAAAAACTTTAAGGCAAAATCAAGGCCTTTTTTTGTTGAAAATGCTTCAACATTCATAATTAAAATATGTAAATCCATCTCTGGTTTAAATAATGTTTTTAGTTTTGCTTCTTGTGTTTTGTTAATATTAGCTTGCCACAAAATTGACTTTTTTTGTATGTGATCTACCATGTGTGTAGGTATTTCAGAGTCTTGCCAATTTTTATATACACCTTTTGGTGCAATAATTAAGGCACCATTAATTTTACCTCTGTCATAAAGCATGGATATATTATCTATCAACACTTTTGATTTACCAGTACCCATCTCCATAAAAAGAGCATAAGTTTCTTTATTCCAAGATTTTTCTAAAGCAGTTATTTGATGCTTATAGGGTTTAGTTTTAAACTTGTAATCCATAATTAAATTTATTCTTTCTAATTGACAAGCTATATGAAATAGAATAAAAGTCAAGCAAGAAAGTTATGACGGAATACACAGAAATAAAAAAAGAAAAAGAACCTACAGTTTATTTGTTACAGGAAATTCCTGGAACAAGTGTTGGCAGACCAAAATTTAATATTATGGGTGCTCTTAAATATGGTAAATTAAAAGTTTTACTTAAAGAACATTCGCAAATTGTATTAAGTGCAGGTCCTGTTCTTTTCGAATTAAGAAAGTTATTAAGAAATATAAAACCTAATGATTACTTATTATTAACTGGAGATCCATCTATAATTTTTCTTGTAGGTCCGATCGTACATTATTATACGGGTGGAAAAATAAATTTATTAAAGTGGGACAGACAGGAAAAAACATATTACCCTGTGCCAATAAATTTCAATGAAAAGGGAGAAATAAATGAGTAATGAAAAGTTACAAGATATGTTTATTGAGGATGCGCCTCAAGACGTAAATAATTTAACCGGTGTAGAAAGTTTATCCGAATTAGTTATTAAACTACAAAAGTTAGAAGACGAAATAAAAGAAGATGAAGAACGTCTTAAATTAAAAAAACAGAACGCAGACCAAATATCACAATTGGCAATTCCAGAAATTATGGATTCATTAAAAATGAAGACTATGAAATTAGCTGATGGATCTGCAATAGAAGTAAAAGAAATTTATAGCGCTACTATACCTATCGATAAGAAGGAAGGCGCATACAACTGGCTTCGAGAACATGACTTAGGTGATCTTATTAAAAATGAGATCACAGTTTCCTTTGGTCGTGGCGAAGATAACAAGGCGAGCGAATATGCAGACCTTGCAAAAGGGAATGGGTTCGAACCAACTCAAAAGTTGAAAGTCGAACCTATGACCCTCAAAGCATTGTTTAGAGAACGTTCTGAGAAAAACGAAGAACTTCCATCTGAACATTTTAACCTGTTTAAGGGAAACAAAACAAAAATAACAAGGAGCAAATAACATGAGCGAAGAAACAAGAGACGTGGCAAACAAACAAGGCGGTGCATTAGCAACTTTGGACTTTGTTGCAGACTCAGGAATGGGTCTTGAAAACATTGACAAAGGTGATCTTGCGTTACCTTTTCTGAAATTACTACAAAGTGGTTCAGATGAACAAAAAAAGAAACATGCTAAATATGTAGAAGGCGCAGAAGCCGGTATGTTTTACAATACAGTGACAAAAAAACTGTATAATGGAGAGAAGGGAATAGAAGTTATTCCTGTGTTCTACAAAATGACTTACCCTGAATGGGCACCTTTTGAAAGAAGCGAAGGTAGACCAATCAGTAATGATAGGGGTCCAGGAGTTATGGCAGAAACAACTCAAAATCAAAATAACAATAAGGATGTGCTAAAAAATGGTAACGAGATTATCAAAACAGCAAATCATTTTGTTATCATTAACGGAGACAGACCTGAAAAAGCTTTAATGACTATGAAGTCTACTCAGTTAAAAGTCAGTAGAGGATGGAACTCTCAAATGGAAGATCAATTTGAGATAGATCCTAAAACTGGCAAGTCTGTACCGGCACCTATGTTTTCAAGAGTATACAAACTAAAATCTGTTGAAAATGCAGGAAGCAATTTTAATTGGCATGGTTATAACATAGACATGTTAAAAAAAGTTGATGATGCTGGTCTTTACCAAATGGCCCGTGATTTTCACAATTCTTTAAAAAACTCGCAGCAAAAATCTGCCACAGTTTCAGAGGAAAATAAATCAAATTACTAGTTTCTCGTAAGAGAAATATGGGCGGTGATAGGGAGACTGAAGCCGCCCGTAATAAGGGATCAATATGGTTAATGAATTTATTAAATTATTTACTGGTTATGAAGGTGATTTTGGTATTGCCGACATGTCCAAAACTTCTTTAGATACTAGCAAAAATAAAATAAAACCTAATTACGAATGGGCAGGAAGGCCTGTATCTTCTATTGATTATAAGAATCATTTAGAAGGTAAAATTTCTATTGGTATACAACCCTGTAGATTAAATAAAACAGTGCAATTTGGTTGCATAGATATAGATCCACCAGACTATGGTGAATTTAAAGTAGAAGAATATTTAGCATTATTTGAACAGTATAAGCTACCTTTAATACCTATCCTTTCTAAGAGTGGAGGTTTGCATTGTTATTTATTCTTAAAAGAACCCATACCTACAATAGATTTAATAGAGGCATTTAAATCTTTTTTACTTCCTCTAGGTTTATCTTCTACTACAGAAGTTTTTCCAAAACAGAAAGAATTAAAGGAAGATGACAAAGGAGATATTAAACCAGGTAACTTTATTAATTTACCATATTATAATAATGGTGATTCTACTAGGTATGCTGTAGATAAGAATAATTCTAAACTATCATTAGAGCAGTTTATACAATTAGCTAATGAATCAAAAATAGATAAAACAAAATTAAGTGAATTAGTTGCTAGTACATACAAAGATATATTATTAGGAACTAATGAAGAGTTTGAAGATGGACCACCTTGTCTAGCTTTGTGTTCTAAGAAAAAATTAAGCGATGGTAGAGATCGTTTTATGTATAACTACATGGTTTTTGCAAAAAAGAAATACAAAGACAAATGGCCAGATCAAGTAGCAAAAGCAAATTATAATTATTTAGAGGACCCTTGGGATAAATCAAAACTAGACAGTAAAATAGCTGCATGGAAAAAAGACACAGCAGGTCATACTTGTTATGAAGAACCTATACAATCTAAATGTATGCGTACGTTATGTTATTCTAAACCATTTGGTATAAAATCAGATGGTATCACTACATTTCCAGACATAAAAGATTTTGCAATTATAAAATACTCAGATCCAGAATACAGATTTAATATCGTAATGCCTAATGATGACAATGTTGAGGTTACAGTGCCTAATACTAAACTTATGACTAATCAAAAAGATGTTTTAAATTTTGTATGGGAACAGACAGGAATATATTTTGAGCCATTAAAACCAAAAGATTGGAGATCTAAATTAACTTTACTAAGAAACAATTGCCAAGAAATTACACCACCTGCAGGAACACAGATAGCTGATAGATTAAAAGAAGAGCTATATCAATATTGTGTTAATGGACCGCAAGCTATGAAAAGAAGTCAAATTAATAGTGGTGCATGTCTTACAGAAGAAGCATATCATTTCTTTAGGTTTGAGTCTTTTATCGAGCATCTAGGAACTAATTGGAAGATTCCAGAAGAAAGAATTGCACAGAAACTAAAAGAAAAATGTTCTGTAGAATTTGGGCATTCACTAAATATAGATGGCAAAACATTAAAAGTATGTAGGGTATCACAGCTGCATTACAAAAGAATAGAACACAAATTAACAGATAGAGAGAAGTCTAATTACTAATGAGATATAAAGTTATAGGACC